ATATGATATTCCCATTGAAATAAAAGCGATAAGAACGAATGCTATTGCCCAAAATACACCAATTTCCATTTATAGTCCTCTCAAATCATAGTGAGCAAAACGTTTCATATATTCAGATACATGTACACCGTTACCGTCACTGGTTCTAAAATTGTATTTCTCAGGGTAAAAAAATGCTAGGACGCCGCCAGGTCCTACTAGGTGTGCGCCGGCGATAATACCAGCTTTTGTAACATACACGCCGTTGTGCTCTGTTCCATGATAACGCTTTATTAGTCCTCGAAGAGAACGAGCATTATCTCGCATCCAAGCAACCATTACAGAATCCTGTAATTCAGGATTCTGTAAAAATTCTTCTTGAGATGCCTTTACCCCCATGATTCTTAATGTCCGTGGATGAAACTGGTACATTCCCAGGTATCCTCTCTTGCTTACCGTGACATACGAACCCAGTCCTTCAATTTTGCCCATATGTACAAGGAAAGCTTTTAGATCACCACGGATTCTAGGCCGTTTCACAACAGGCTTTGCGGCCTTTGGAAATGGGTCTATCTTCATTTTCCATAGTGGAGGCAAGGTGTCAATTTTTGTAGACCACACCGTTTTAGGAGATCTATGTGAATATTCATATGTCATCAACGATGATACAACAAAAATGATTAATAAACAGCACACACGTATGAATTGATTTTTCATAGTAATAGATGTGGTTTAGCTTCGGCAATACCGGCATTAGTAACAATTTCAAAATGAGGAGCAAATTGAGATAGTGAACGTGCTCCAGCATATGAACATGCGGACCGAACGCCATCCAATAGACCTTGAATAACGAACTGGGCGCCGCCCTTGAAAGGAATCACTGTGGATTCGCCTTCAACATTACGTTCTGCCTGACCGTGAACCGACTTGGTTTCAAGTGAAGCGGCACCACGATACCGCTTGAATAGTCCCTTAGAAGTTTCCACAATCTTACCGGGTGATTCTTTCGTTCCAGCAAGAAGTGAACCCAACATAACAGACCGAGCACCCACGGCTAGTGCCTTTGCGATGTCTCCGCTTGTACGAATACCTCCATCAGCAATTACGGGGACACCGTGATCATAACAATTCCGGATTGCCGTAACATTAGGCATTCCAAAACCCGTTTTAATTCTTGTAGTACATAAAGAACCACCACCTACACCTACACGAAGAGCATCAGCACCCCACTCTATGAGATCTAACGCTGATCTTGTAGTAACAATATTTCCTGCAATAACATCTACATTTAGTCTTGATTTTATCTGTGCTATTGCATCGTTTACAAATTTATGGTGTCCATGTGCCACATCTATTAGAATAACGTCAACACCACTTTTTGTCAACTCTATTGTTCGTTCAAAGAAATCACCGTTGGCACCAATAGCAGCAGCAATAGGAACATCAGTTAGACAATTGAGGGTTTTGTATTCTTTTATTCTGGATACATGACGGGACTGTTCTTCAATAGTCATAAAACGATGAATAACCCCTACACCACCAAGACTCATCATAGTAATTGCCATTTCAGAATCACACACAGTATCCATTGGAGATGCTACCAACGGTATACCAAGTTTGAAATTTCGTGTGAACTGGGTAGAGAGATCAATATTACTTCGAGATTCAATCTCACTGTATTGAGGTATTAGTTGGATATCATCATATGTCAGTGCATGAGTAACCATTGGTATTCCTTATTGAATCGTTTCGTAGAAATCGTTTTGTTTGGTCTGTCTATCAATGTCTTTATAATGACGAATAGCTAAATCAGGATCTTGCGGTAACATTCCAAATCGTTCAAATCCCGTAAGTTGTTCGTGAACCGGCTTGGTCCAAACAATCTTAGAATCATTCTTATACAATCGTATCTGGTAGTCGGGCCACGAAACAATGGGTTCATAATAGGTTACAATACCATCTTCATCAGATATGATGAAGTCAAATCCCCGTAGTAATGCATACTCCGGAGAATCTCGTTCCATCACCTTTATTCTACGATGATTTTCTAATTTTGTCAAGGTCCACCCCCACTTCTGAAGGTGTTTGATAGTGAGTCCGTCCACGGTATTGATTCTAGGCACCCAAAACGCTTCTATACCGGGATTCATGTCTATCAAATGTGGAATAAATGCCAAAAAATCATCGGTTACAAACTCATCGGCATCTAAGTTGAAAATCCAGTCGCCTGTGCAACAAGAGTTTAGAAAGTTTTTGTGAGTAGCATAGTCACGGTTTAGTGCATGCTCGAATAACACAATCTTATCTTTGAATAGATCAAGAGCATCCAAAGTTTCTTGATCTGTAGAAAAATCATCAACCACAACAATTTCGTAGCTTACACCACTTGCTATATCAGATTCTACAAACGCGGTCAATTTATTCAATAATGACCGAATATAATCTCCCTCGTTATGCGTACAGATAGCAAAACTAATCTTCATGTATTCCTCCATCCGGGATCACTTGTCCTCGGTTTTACTTCCGGTAATTTATCTAAGTCATAAATGATCTGTATGGTTTCTTGTATACCCCGTATGCGCCCCATATTATAAATCGTATGAAGACACCACGCGCCTAGAACAGACCATAAAACTATCAAAGCAGTTCGTTTGAAGTTATACCGAGCCATGTAATTCTCGATACTTGAATAGTGCTATATCTTTCATTTTTGCTTCTAGGTCAATATCGAGTGGAACGCCGTAGTCGTTAATGCGAGAAAACACATAATCGGCGTGAGCACGAGGATTGCAGTTTACAGACTCATTGATGGCTTTGGACTCACTGTAATGAAACAATGGAGTTACTCCGTCAGGCCAAGTAGCATATGCCATATCGAACGCAGTCTCGGTGTCAAGACCATCAGGATGAAATTCGTGATGGAAATAATCAAATGTAACCGGCGTGCCAAGTTTACTGTGAATATAGGTTACAAGTTGAACCACAGAAAATCCAGTATTTTTGTCGTCGTTTTCTACCACAAGACGCGACAAAGCGTTTGGAGAAAGACGAAGTGCAGCAGAACACCATCTCTTGGCAGTATCTTCGCTAAAATTCATACCAACATGAATATTGATGGCTGCGTGTGGCGATGTAGGCAAACCCATCAAGTCGAAAATAGTAGATTGTAATTCAAGCTCAGCCAATGAATTATCAACTACGTCGGATCGTGCAGAACCTAGCTTGACAAAATGATCAGGATGTGCCGTAATACGTTGACCGGTTTGTTTTGCAAGGTTGCCGGCACGAGCAAGATTGGCAACAATCTGGTTGTAATGTGGCATATCCGTGAGCTTGTAGTGATTAGCCCACGGAAAAATCCCAGAACCCATACGAAATACCGTAACATTGTTGTCGGCATTCCACTGTAAGACTTTGATAAAATCAACAGTGTTGGCTAACGCTAGTTCGGAGGCATATGCTACACCACGAACATCGAATGTTTTCTTGATCATGTCACGAGCATACATGATCTTTTTTTTCTGCAGCGATAAGTTGATACAGCAGTAACCGATATTTGGCATAGTATACCTCCGACGATTAATCTATGTTGCAACAAGAATATTGTCAAGGTTTATCCTACTTGTTGTCTCCAAGCCAATGCTTCCCGATCTCGCTCCCAGGCACCCCCAGGAACCCACTCAAAACCCGGTCTCCTGTAATACGGTATGTTATTTGAGGTTTCCTCTGATGCCGGTTCAAGACTTGATATATCGGGGTTTATAGAAGGTTCTAAGGGCTCGGCAACTTGAGCGTTTTCGCTCGACGGAGAGGCATTTGTAACAAAAGTGTCAGTTTGATAACTAAATTGTTCACTTTTAGTGTTATTTAAAGAACCGTTTTTCTTTACAATCAAATTGTAAGCCAAAAATAATGATATACTCATTGGGTCAAATACAAACACAATGACCAACGTAAACCACTTGACCACAGTATCTAATGATACACCCAATGCACTAGAAACATAATAGAATGTTCCTAACTTACCTGAAGCGCCGATTTCAGCCTCGATATTTGTGCTTTGTAGTTGTAATGAATCTCGACGTGACGACAGTTCATTGATTTGCTTTTGCAACGATGTAATTTCCGTATCTTGTTCACGAATAATGCGTTGTTGTGTTACAGTTCCTCTACCCAGTCGAACGAGTTCGTCCAAACGATTTTCTTGTTGACCTCGTAGCTGTATGAGTTGATTAGAACGAACCGTAAGTCGTTCGATGTTCTCTTCAATACTTTTGGTTTGTGACTGATATAGTGTTATGCGTGATTCACGATCACGAATTCCAGTAGCGGCTTGAGCATACGCTGCGGTCAAGTATCCGTAAATACCCACCGATGTAATCAACATCAATACCACGGTGCCTATCCACATATAGGTTCTAAATGTACGTGACATATCCGACCAGTAACGATATAAAAAACTCACCGAAACAATTTTAGCTGCTTCTAATGAAGCGGCCATAACACCAGCAGCAACGGTTGCACCTACAAACAATTGTGCAATACCGGATACAGAAAACCAGGCCGCACAACCTGCCAGTGTAAATGCCACAAACAAAATCACATATTTGAACATAGTATAATTGAAAAAGGCCTGAAGACTTGTATCTACAGGCCCTTTCATTCTCCATTGGTTGATTGTTGAGATTATCAGAAGTAACCGATACGGGGATCACCTCCTCATCTCAACATATTGTCCAGTTTATTTAATCTCAATTCGAGTGGGGTCGTGAATGCCCTTTTTGAGTTTTGATACGGTAACAGTGAGTAAACCATCTTCATACTTAGCCTCGATGTTGTCTCGGTCAAGATTCTGACCAAGTAAAATGGTCTTAGAGAACTTAGATCGCTTTAGCTCGCGACGAAGGTATTTTCCCTCCTGCTTTTCTGTTGATGTTTCACCGGAGACAACAATGTTGTCTCCAAGTAGTTCTACCTTGAGTTCATCCTTCTTCCATCCAGAAAGACCTAGTTTGACAATAAATGCGGCATCGTTTTCGATGATATCAGTTTTCGGGAAACCCGAGTCAAGCGTACCGATCTTAGCCGGATCGGGGAATGATGTATCGAAAAACTCACCAAGTAGAGAATGAAACGATGATAATTCGGACGGAAGATTTGTGCTACGCTTGGTAACATGACGAGTTGTAAACATATACTTTCTCCTTTACCCGTGGTCAAAAAAGAGGGGAGTGCCCGTCAGGCGCACTCCCCTATAAGTAGTCGTTTTAGGTCGAACTTTACTGTTCCCACGAACCCGCGAGTTCATCGTGAAGTTCAGAAATTTCTTGGTATAGATGTTCTGCGGCCGATTCACTAATAGTAGGGACGACCAAAGCGTTGGCTTCGCCACTTTTACGATTCATGTGATGTTCAAGAACTTCCTCGAGCTGTTGCATAATTCTACGGATACGATATACTGAGCTTTCTACTATATCCGTTATATCAATATTTTCTTTCTGGGGCCGCGCTCTTCCGTTACAATCACATGGTTGACGAGTATCTTGGTTCTCTGCCTCATCAAGAATTTCATCAATGTTGCGTTCTTCTTCAGCACGACGGAATAAGGTATCGAATTCAAACTCCAGTTGGTCATCACGCGCCGTGATATCTACCTTGTTATCTACCCATGGTAGATTGTTTATCTCCACATTTTCTTGCGTATAAGCATTGAACTCACCATAATCACCGTTACCATCACCAACCAGTGCCCGACCGTAATAGTTCATACCCGGTGAAGGCGGACCTTCTATAAAGATGTATCGTTCGTCATCAGTAATCAAAACGTATTGTCTAACTTGTTCGTCTCGACCTGCATAAGAATTAGAAAAGTCTGAGCTAATGGTCTGTGGAAATATGTCATAGACCAATGCAGTATCTACAGTATACATTGTTATCCTCAAGTTTGTTTCGTAATACTTCAATTGTGTTCTTGATTATTTGTTACGGTCTTGCCATTATCCTTCCTCATTAGAACCCACCATGCACTTCCCGCTATCTGAAACGTCATAAGTGACGTTAGAGGTAGAGGAATCATGGTTGGTGAGGTTGTTGTGAATGCTCCCACACAAATTAGCGTGGGCAAAAATGTTTTAAGCATAGTTTTCGGCTTCACCAAGAGCGTTCACAAATTCTTGAGCATACTTTGACATCTTGAGAAGATGTTCCTGTGTAACTGGCTTACCTTCTGCGTGAGCAATTGTTTGAGCAAGACGAATGCTATTCTTGATTTGACGACCGTTGATTGCGATCTTAGACAAAGCTTTAAGATTGATTGTGGAATCATCAATCTTTGCCGCGGCAAGAAGATTCTTCCAAATAGCCAATCGAACTTCATCGGTCATTTCGCCATAATGAATGGCAAGTGAGATACGACTATGGAACGCTTTATCGAAGTTCTTGACGCGATTTGTGGTGAGGAACATTACACCATTGAAATACTCGAGCAGTCGAAGGAAAATACCTACCATTGCATTTCGCTTAAGGTCATGATCAGTTCTCTGTTCGAGGAATATGTCAGCTTCGTCAAGCAAAAGTACAGCGTTCCATCGGTCAGCAAGTTCGAGAATCTGACCGAGCTTACGCTCGAGTTGTTCAGGATCAGTTCCAAGTTCACCAACCGACACTACATAAAGCGGCCGTTGAAGCGTTTCTGATGTGGCTTCGGCGGTAAGCGTCTTACCCACACCCGGCGCCCCGTGAAGTAGGAAGATAAAACCACCGCTCTTACCACCAACGATGTCGTTGAAACCAGATCCATTGTGTTCCACAAGCGACTTGATAATAAACTTACGATCTTCGTCGAGCACGAGCTGGTCAAACACGCCGGTATTGAATACCATTGGCTTGAGATATTCCACCTTACCAATTGCCCATCGCTTGTGACGGAAGCTAAAGACAGGGATGAACGGCGAAGTCATATAGAGCTGTTCGTCAGAAATCACAAACTTGGTCTTGGTAGTTTCGTCATCATCGTGATGTCGATCCCACGAACGCATTGAAATAGAGTCAAGAATATTCGGTTCGGCATTTCGCATACCAGGACCGTCAACCATCACACGACCATTACCTGACATTGGAAACCAGCCAGACCATGACGGGCGGAAGATTTCACCTTCGTAATTCATATACGAAGCATCACCGGTAACTTCACGGAACGCTCGACCTCGCTCGGTCATACGTTCCATGTCCTCACCCTCAAGCTTACGAATTGGCAGTTCGTTCATAGTCTTTTCACCATACCACCCCAGGAATCGTTGGGTGTTCATAGCAGCACCAATATCACCCTTATCGTTTACAGTGATACAGCGATACGATACCACAAGGAGCGAACCAAAGAAAATGTTTTCAACGCGAATTTCAATAAGTTCACCACCCATAGGTTCACCCATATAGGTTGTGATAATCTTATCACCGCGATGGAACACAGAAGGCATATCATCCAAAATATACTTACCTTCCGCAAATCGGCGTTTGCGTTCACGCTCAACAGCAGCACTGCGAGCCTTTGTCGTCTTTTCGACTTCAAGCTTTTTTTGAATGGCCTTGGCTTCTTCAGCGGCTCTCATTGCTTCAATAAGTTCAAATACGTCGCTCTTCTTATTTGTTCGGCGGCGTGTAGGCTTCTTAACAAAGGCTTTCTTTGCTGCAACCTTCTTAGTCTTTACAGTAGGCATTTCTCTTTGGGTTATTCGTTGATTTCTGCGAGCCACTCCTGCTTGAGTGGATCACGTTCAGTAGTAGTTGCCATATGATCTGCCCAGTGAATCACATAAGGCAGGTTAGTGTGAATGGGAAATTTACCATAGTTGACGTAGTATGATTTATTGCTTTCATCATACAAACCATCTGACAACTTAATAGACAACCATTCCTTGTAAGTAAGTTCAATTCCGCGTGATTGTAAAATGAATACGGCACCATCAGTAACCTTCATATACGGAAGTCTATCATTGTTCTTGAACATCTCGTTCTGATTCTTTCGGTGCCAGTCAGAATTTTGTGGAACGTAATATGGTTCGCCATTTGGCGAACCCAACTTCCAAAGATCATGATGAATGGCGGCCATAGTGAGTTCACTCTTAGTGAAATCAAGAGAGCCACCTTTCCGGCGCAAAACCTTGGCAAAATCAATTGCACAATCATATACATGCAATACGTGGTCAATGTAACCACCGGCATAAGCGTTGTGATAGTGAACCTTTCCAGATGCCGGAGCCTCAATAAGGCGGTCCCCGTAATCTTCGTATAGGGTGACCAACTTCTTCATTCGGTCACTATCCTTACCAAATGCTTCTTCCATTACTGACATAAATCGCGTTTTCTGCGCCTCAAGACGTTCGGTTTCCGTCTTATACTCAACTTCCGGGGCTTCGGTTTCAGTCTCGATTGCTGTGCTCATAGTTCCTCTATAAATTGAGAAGTCCGCGTCAATACACTTTGTAAGATAGTGTGTTGACGCGGACTTGTCAAGTCCCAAGTAAATTGTAAAGATTAGATGATACCATTTTTCCGAGCCTTACTACCTGCTCGAGCCCACAATTCGAAAATGGTCGGGACAGTAGGAACTTTTCTCAGTTCCATGCCGGTGTCTTCAAGCCGCATATCAGCCTTTTTGTTGTTACATGTGGAACATGCAGTGACAACATTCTTCCATTCGTCCTTACCACCCTTACTCTGCGGGTGGATGTGGTCACGGGTAAGGAACTCATGCGACTTAAGGTCCTGCTTGTGCCTGGCACAATATCCACAACGATAACCGTCACGGAGGAAGAGATTTCTCTGTGTGAGAATAGCCGGAACTCTATGCGTCGGCCGACTCTTCACGAATTCCTTTAGAACAATTTGCGTAGGAACCGGCCAAATATCCTTTGCGGAATTTACCGTGAATTCCGGATGTTCAGCAGCAATATGAGCCTTTCCTTCGATGACAAGGATAAGTCCGCGCTTAGATGATACAACCGCTAAAGGCTCATAGCTTGCGTTGAGAACGGTACATCTGACTTGATCTAGCACGGACATCATCGGTAAAACTCCTACGAAGGTCGTTTGCCCTCGTTTTGTTTATGCCGCGTCAGTGTATCTCTGCACCGAGCAGCAAGTTCGTAATCTTCTTTCTTGACGAAATATTCCATCAAACTATTTAATTGACTCTCATATTCAGGTCGTGCAATCTGTGCAAGACGACGGGTATTTCCAAATTGAAACAGATTCACGAATGACATATCTTCTCTAACGGCTTTACGAATACGCTTGAGAATGTACTTGAATACAAGATCGGTATGCAGCTCGGTAAACTGTTTCAGTACAAATGGATTATCATTCGGAAGAACGATTAGTTCTTCGTTTTGAAGTTGTTCGCTTACTGGCTGTTTTGCCTGATCGGGTTCGTCTTGGAGACTTTGTTGTTGATTTATCGTCTTTTCCACCTTTACCACGACTGTTCTTATTGTCGGGCTTGGTGTTTGACGACCGATTAATAGGTCTTGAAGAGACTGTTTTAGTTGGCTGAATATGTTCTGACTCATCTACTTTCACTCCTCGTCTATACAAGACACCATCCGGTGCTCGATATTCCTTCATAAACTGCCAACCTCTCGGTCGTCTTTCTTCCGGCGGCTTAGGTTTTACGCCTTCAGGCGGAGGAACCATTTTAGTAACACACACGGAACATATTACCGATACTGCATCCGGCGATACTTTCTTCTCAATACTACCACACTGTTTACATGCCATTTTCTTTAGAGGCAGTCCAGCAAGTCGTCTTGACTGTTTAATTTCTTTCTTTGTAACTTTTTTTCTTTTGAGCTGAGCCATATCTGTACTTTATCAAGAGAATCTGTTTGTTACACACTTCAATAAGCTTATGACGTAATTGTTTATCTAGTTCTGCCGGAAGCTTGTTAAGATACAATCTGGTATATCGTATTGCCGCATTATATTGTGTTATTGTACGACAACTGTGAATTACCTTGAGCACTTTTGGATAAGTAGAAAGCA